ACTGGCTGGCAATCAATAGGCGCTCTCATAGGGGCTTGTGAGTGTAGGTACATGGGGATACACATGGCTATACATTCCACTCATGGTAATCAGACAGGGGAATGCCTTGCTCGTCACATCCTTTGAGGAAGCCAGCGCCGCCCTTTTCTTGTGACTGCTTGAATCGGTCATGGCATACCTTCGCCATGCTCTGTAGGTTAGACCTATCCCAGAACAGGGAGACATTGCCTTGATGGGGTATCTTGTGGTCTACCACGTTGGCGGGGTATTGCTTGCCTTTGTGGTGTGGGCATTGGCAGAATGGATGCTTACTGAGTATGTGGAGTCTCAGTTGCTTCCATCGCTTGGAGTTGTAGAGGTGCTTTAGTTGCTGTGCGCCGCCCATTGGTGTACTGGTCTCTGCGTGTGGTGTTACTGCTTAGGCTTGCCGTCCTTCTTGTCTTGCTTGTCCTTCTTTCCGAATGCTGCTTCCCATCTGCGCTGTAGTTCTTCAGCACTTATCTGTGAAGGTCTTTGCTTTGATCCTTTCCCGCTCATTTGCCGTACCCTTTGCCGCCTTTTTTCTTGCTTTTAGATGAGCATACCATAATATAACCCTTTGTTGAGGTTGCAGTATACCAAAAAAGAAAGCCCGCACCAAGTGGCCGGGCTATGTGACCTAATCGCTGCCGGAGTCGAGGCGCGTCGATGGGTCTAGTGGGGTAAGTCAGGCTCCAATACTACGCTATTGAATATCCGTGTCAATAGTTTATTTCTATTAGCATCAATAGATTTTATCAATGCAAATAGTTGAGAAATGTATTTACACAATTCCTAATTGTGCTATTCTGAACTCACTGAAGCAAATAACCACTAGGGGAAAGGAAATGAGCGAAATCAATTTCAACACAGCACCAGAAGGCGCAACACATTACCACTCAAACGGAACCGCAAAATGGTTCAAAGCCACAACAGAAGGCGTTCAATATTTTGAAAATGGCGCATGGCATGACGCGGGACACTACGGAATCGGAGTGGTAGCACGCAAAGCAATCGCCCGTGACGTAGCAGCTACCGCAGAAATCATTGCATCTTACTTTATGCCGCGATCCATGCGAGGTTAATAAACAATGAACATACTTATAGGTTGCGAATATTCCGGCACTGTTCGACGCGCTTTTGCCGAGCTAGGCCATCACGCGGTCAGTTGCGACTTATTGCCGGCAGATGACAAGAGCGAAAACCACTATCAAGGCGACATTTACGACATTCTCAGGAGCAATCTGCGATGGGACATCATCATATTGCATCCGCCATGCACCGCGCTTACAGTTGCGGGAAATTCCACCTATGGCGAAGGTCAGCCAAAGTACGCCGAGCGCATAGCCTCTGCTGGATGGACTAAGCAGTTATGGCTTAAGGCAATCTCAGTTGCAGACGTTGGTGTCTGTATGGAAAACCCCGTGGGCGTTCTTCCTCGCCTTGCCGGATTGCTTCCAGCTCAATATGTGCAGCCGTGGATGTTTGGTCACATGGAGCAGAAGAAAACCGGGCTTTGGCTTGACCGCTTGCCTCCGCTTGTCGAGACTCACAACGTATACGCAGAAATGATGCAATTGCCAAAGAACCAGCGCGAGCGCCTTCACTACTTGCCCCCGTCTGCCGACCGATGGAAAATCCGGTCAACCACTTTCCAAGGCATTGCCGATGCTATGGCGTCACAATGGGGGTACTTATAATGCCCGCCGGACGCCCCAACAAAGGCCCGCAGAAGCGTTCAGCTTCCTTCGTAATGCGGATAGAGCCTGAAGTCAAAGAGCTGCTAAGGAAGGCGGCTAAGGTGCAGGGATTGAGTCTAGCCGACTTTGTGGCGATACATTGCACAAGGGCTGCGCGTCAACTTTGCAATTCTGAAGTTGAACTTTGATATTGCATGGATAGTCGGGAGTTAGTCGATTATCACTACAGCCCCACAGCAGCGTCTACAGCAGCGCCGATTATCTCAGCGTTGCTGCCTTGCTCACGATTGACGGAAAGCTCCCCACGGCCCTCTAAAGCGCCATCTAGGGCTATTGACTCGCCGCCCGGATGCAGATCAATCACAGTGAGTGCGCCTTGGTCATAGCGGACGTATGTACACCCGGTCAACAGGGATATTGCGGCGATTACAGCCGGAAGTTTGCGGGTCATTTCATCACCTCTGAATTAGTGCGCCCTGATTGAATGGTGCGCCCGGCCACTTCAGCAACCCGTTTCGGCGTTCAATCTCGGACGGCTTTACCGCACGTTTACGGCTTTTGTGTATTTTATCATAACGCTATTGCAAAGACAGCAAACCCGTGGCATGGTTGGCAAAACAACCGAGGAAATCAGCATGGAAAATATCAGCAAACAATCCGAATTGCAGTTCTGGCTCGAATCATATCAGTTTTGGAGCAAGGCCATCACCGTGTGTAATGGCTATCCGTCAATGCTCAACTATAACAGAGTACGCAAGAACCTGGCTCGCGCTATACGGGCAGCAGAAACCAAACTTAATCGAACGCATAGACACCTGCCGAAGTTGGGCTGCGTGCAATACATGGGGAATGGCAAATGAACTGCACCGCCTGCCCTGCTCTTAGATACCCCATAACCTCCGGAGTGTGCGCTATGGGGTTTAGGACTGCTACCGTGGCTAAGGATGGCTACAAGGTGCGACACCCGCTGGAAACGTGCCACAGACCTGCTAGTGACGGGGAAGTGGCTGACAGAATGGAAGTACTAGCTCGGGAGAGAAGCGAATGATTCACTTTAGAGATAAAACGCTGTGCGAATTCAAGAAGTGTGCGAAGTTTGAAACATGCCCGCGAGCATTGACAGATGATCTAATAGAACAAGGCCGCAAGTGGTGGGGGAGCGATGACTTCCCCGTATCAATCTACATATCTGAGCCTGAGTGCTATGAGAATCCTGCTTAGGTTCTTTGCCACGATTATCGCTACTACCTACCTCACAGCCGCATCCGTTCAATACGGTTTTGCGGCTTCTCTCTTAATCCTTCTCAGCGGAATCATTGTGGCGGTCTGGTCGCTCCATTGGGACTAGATACGCACCGTCTTGTGCAGATCAAAATCAGGCGCTTTCTTGATAGGACACTTTGGCCCGGTCTTGTCTTTGCTCTTTCGCAGATCAAGGTCAGATCGTGTCTTGAGATCGCGCTCAGGGGAGAACGTGCAGGATGGCAGCACTTCTATCGTGCCCCCGTTGGAAAGGAAGCCAGCAGTCAGGGACGCAATCAGCAATCGTCGCGCCTCCTTGTCTTGCAGGCTTTCGTTTGGCGTCAATTCTTCGTTGGCTGGTGGAATCATAGCTGTCATTGTAGCACGTTCGCTCACTTGCTTACCCCTAGTCGTTTCTCATGGAAGTCTATCTGCTCTTTGAAATACTCTACTTGCTCGGCTATCCATTCTCTAGTTGGCTTAAAAGGCTGCCTTGACCTTGCTATCAATTCTTCAACGTAATCTTGTCCGTACATATCTACCATTGCCTGCCTATATATCAGCACTACGCTTGAGTTTTTCATTCCCCAAGCATTATCCTGTTGGCACTGGGGGTGTACGTTGGTTTCATCAATCTTTGTTGCTTTCTTCCCGCGCTCAATGAAGTGCCCGCCTTGCATTTCATGCCACGGCTTCGACACTCCGCATGTGATGCACTTGCAATATCCGTTATCGTCAGCAGCCTTGAGGCGCACCATGCGCTGGCATAGAACAGCGGCTGCGTCTAGCTCCTGGGCGATGCTCTTAACCTTTGGCTTCTTTGGCTTTGCTTTTGCAGGCTTGTGCGCCTTCTTTTCTAACTCCGCTTGCCAGTAGTGATCTTTAGTGCAAAATCCTGCCTGCTCCCATGTATCAGAGTTCTTTATACTTGGCAGCTCGGACTTGCAGTGGCGGCATTTTCTCATAGAAGCCCCTCGCTTAGGATTCGGAAAGCTAAAGCAGCCTGCAGCGGAACCTGGCCATTTCCTATCGCTTTAAGGCGCTGTGACCTATTGGCCACCCCATCATCCACTCCGTGAATTGGGGGTTTATCTTTCCACCAAGCACAGCCGCCAAAGTTGGAGTGTTCCTCAAATGCTCCGATGGATATGCCCCCTCTTTGGAATTGTGAGCCGTTGGAGTCGGCAGCATTTCCCGCGCCAGATTTCGACACCCTTTGTGTTTCATCATTGACGGGGAAAGCTGATTGGCCGTTGCCGTTGGTGTCGCTAGTAGTGGCAAACAAAAACCATCTGTCACGTTCGTGGTTTGCCCCGAAATCGGATGCTTGTATACACATCCATCTCCCCACATACCCCATCGAGGAAAGGTCTGCAATGACGGTTCCGAGTCCGAGAGAAAGGATATCTGTGACGTTTTCCAAGAATAGCTTTGGTCGTCCCAATACCCCAGCAATTCGCAAGACTTCACGGTAAAGCCCCGATCTTGTTTCCGGGCCGATACCAGCTTGCTTTCCAGCGCTGCTAAGGTCTGTGCAAGGGAATCCCGCATGAATGCAATCCACTTGTCCGGCGTATTCGGATGGATCAAACATCCTGACGTCACCTTCCCACACTTGCAAGCCTGGAAACCATCCGTCTTGTGATCGCTCCCGCAAGACTTTGCAAGCGTATGGATTCCATTCAACGGCAACAATTGGTTTGTGTCCGAGGATAAGGTCTGCGAGCAATCCTCCTCCAGCTCCTGCAAAAAGGTGCATTGTGTTAATGGCATTGTCTATCCTCACGCTTTATGCTCCCGGTACTGCTCAAATACCGCCAGGGATGGGTCTGACCATGCCACGGATTGATCTGCGCCAAACGCAAATATGTACTCCGCCAGCGCCGAAAACGTGGGCTTGTCCATCTTGGATGTTCGCATTCCAAGCAGCACAAACCCGTCACCGTTGATATTCGGCACAAACTCAGCGCCCTTGAATGACCCTGTGATAATGTCTTTCCACGCTTCGGGTGAGTGTTTCTTGTCGAACCAAGTCACTTGGTTGGATATGTCGGTCAGGAGCGCCCAAAGGAGGTTATTCTGCTCCCCTGATCTTGTTTCGCGCCCAAGAGATACAATTACCGGCCCCGACTTCAGCCCGTTTATGATGTTTTGCTGTATCCACGGCATTGCAGCAGCAGCTCCGGCCATGTCGTCTATTTTGCGCTTAATGTCGGCCATTAATCCATGCTCCTATACTTGCGCCCGGTCGGTAATTCGGTAGGCGGCATGTAGTTGAGATTATTATCAAACCGGCAAATATGCAAGTTACTTTTTAGGTAAACAGTGCCCAATTCGCCGTTTCGGTGTTTCCTGATTATGAATTCAGCCACGCCCGGCATCTGGCTGTTTTTGTTCACCACTTCGTCACGGTAAGCCATGATGATCAAGTCGGCGTCTTGCTCGATTGCTCCAGAGTCTCGAAGGTCTGAGCTAATCGGTCTCTGGTCGCCGCGCTCCTCACACTTTCGTGATAGCTGAGAAAGAGCAAGTACCGGGCAGTCAATCTCCTTGGCAAGAAGTTTCATGTTCCGGCTTATCTTCGTCACCCTGTCCACGCCTTCGCCCTTGTCGGCCAGCAGTTGCAGGTAGTCGATGATTATCATGCCGATTTTCTTCCCGGCTTTCTTTTGCAGCTTCCTTGCCCTGCTCAGGAGTCTTTCGGAAGTCAGGCTGGATGTGTCGTCAATGTATATTGGCCGGTCTTTGATCTTCGCCGCGCCTGCTGTCATTCGCTGATAGTCTTGTTCCTCGCCATTGCCTCGCTTGATTGTCTCCAATGGTATGCGGCCACGGCTTGAAATCATTCTGAGCATTAGCTGACGGGCTGGCATTTCCAGGCTAAACACTAGCACCAATTCACCCGCGTCAATCGCCGCCTCGGCGCAGTTCATGGCAAACGTGGTTTTCCCGGACGAGGGCCGCCCGGCCACCACAATCATGTCGCCCGCTTGAAATCCGTTAGTGATCTTGTCCAAGTCAGTGTAACCGGAAGCAACGCCGCTCAATGCCCCCTGAAGCGATGCTAACCGTTGAATTTCCTTCAGCGTCTCCTGCAATACCTGATTTCCGCTTTGCACTTCAGAATCAAACGAAGGCCCGCTTTCCATCATAATCTTTTGCGCTTCGTCCAGCTTGCTCAGTGGATCGCCGTCTGAATAACCAAGGTCGGCAATCATCACTCCTTTGGAAATCAAGTCACGATCCATTGCCCGTTCGCTGATAATCTTAGCGTAGTGCATCGCGTTATGTGCGCCACGTCCTTCTGTAGCGAGCTGTATGACGTAATCAGGGGAACTAGCTGCCTGTGCCTCGCCTGCTGACTCCAAGGCCGTGCAAAGCGTTATAGGGTCAATTGGCTGGCCTGCAAAAGCCATCGCGCACATTCGCCGGTAGATAACCTTGTGTGCGCCGTTGTAGAAATCAGACTCCTTTAGAATCTGTTCGCAATCCTCAATCAGCGTATTCCGCTCAAACACAGCAGACAGGAACGCAGCTTCGGCGTCAATCGAGTGCGGGGGAATTCTGAGGTTATCCATTGCCGTTTTCCTTGTGCGCCATGAGTGCCTGCCGTCCGGTCGTGGTCAGTTGGTACGTGCCTTGGTCATCGATCCACCAGAGCTTAAACCAGTTTCCACGGACAGCTTTGCGGAAAACAGTACGCCAATCTTTGTACTTCTTCAAGCCGTCTGAGTAGCTTTCGACAAACTCCCGCCAACAGATGCGAAGGAATTCAGGCGGGATGCCTACAGACTCAGCATATGCCATCACGGGATCATCTTCTGGAATTACCTTCTCGCCGTTTTCTTTCTTGGCTTTCATGTAATCAGGAAGGGAAATAGCGGCGGCTTTAGCCGGTGCGGGGGCTTTCTTTTTGGTTACTGTTTCTTGGTTATTGGTTAATGGTTCTTGGTTTATGGTTGGCATTGCGTTCGCAGTGCGTTCGCTATGCGTTCGCATAGGCTTTTCCCAGCGTTTACGGGCAGCCTCTGAAGCCTTTCCTGATTTCGCCTTAAACGCTTCAATGTCCGACTCGATTCTCTTATGCCTCCACCATCCATCGGAATGCAGCACAAAGAACTCGCGCAATACGTTCGCTATGCGTTCGCAGTGCGTTCGCATTCTGATCACCCTCGCCACTTCTTCGACAGATTCAGGGAGGCCAATTTCGTTGAGATAGCAATAGTCAATCATGCGCCGGTAGGCTAAATCTTCGATTTCATCGAGGTGCTGAGTGTGGCTGGCATAGTCGCCAATGTTGAATTGGTAGTAGTGCATTATTCACCGCCTTGCGAATCAGGCGCGGGAATGTCGCGGGTGCATCTACCAAGGGAAAGGAGAACGTGGAACTTGGCTCCAGGATGTTCGTTTGCAAGTCTCTGAGCTTCGGCCATTGCGCGATTGTGGTCGCCGTGGCGCTTGAATGTCTTGCCGGTGACGGGATTCCAAACGAGGAAAAACGGGGGGCGTTGCTTGAATGGCATAGCATGTTCCTCTGTGTACCCCTGTGTGGAAATATTTGCTGGCCCCTCGGCACACAGGAGGAAAGCCACTTTCGGGGATCAATCCGAAAGCTGGGCCAGCTACCAACAATGATACCGCGCACAATATCTAGTGTAAAGCCTGTAAAAAAGCACTAGGGATAGTGTTTCATGGCCTTGTTTTAGCCTTTAATGCCGTGCGCGGATTAGCTTTTAATGTGTGAAAAATAGTGCAAATAGTGCTTGCAATCGTCTGGAGGCCGCGTATTATGGGGCTTCTAATACAGGAGGGTTCCAGAATGCTACACACAATCCAATCAGAACTAAAAGCTCCAAAGGGGAATTACAATTCATTCGGCAAGTACAAGTACCGATCATGTGAGGATATTGTTGAGGCGCTGAAGCCTTTGCTTGCCAAGCATGAATGCCACCTGATTCTGTCCGATGATGTGGTGATGGTAGGCGAGCGAATCTATGTCAAGGCCACGGCGTCGATATATCAAGGCGCTGTCATTGTGGGAACGTCCACGGCATTTGCCCGCGAGGCCGAAACAAAGAAGGGAATGGACGAAAGCCAGATTACCGGCACGGCATCAAGTTATGCCCGCAAATACGCCTTGAATGGCTTGCTTGCGATTGACGACACAAAGGACGCTGACACGGACGAAGATACAGCGGCCAGAAACGCACCATCCAAACAACCTGCAAAGATTGACGAAGCCGTAAAGCGTGCGCTGCATGAGTGTGTAGATATTGACGGACTCCGGACGGTGTGGAAAACGCTGACACCCGAGCAACGTGAGGCTCACATGGACATTCTCAACGAAGTAAAAGAGCGTCTATCGTGACACTATCGCCTAAACGCGCTGGAAGGCTCACTGCCAGCGTTTTCGCCAATGCCATAGGGATAGGCTACGACTCGCGTCAAAAGACTTGGAGGCAGCTTACAGGCAAGGAAGAACGCTTCCAAGGCAATGCTGCGACTCAGTGGGGCAGTGACAACGAAGTAAATGCGATCCAGCAGTATGAAGTGATGACCGGCAACATAGTCGAGAGCGCATTACATGGTCAGGAGTTTGTGATTCACCCTGAGCACGATTGGCTCGGATGTACGCCGGATGGGATTGTGATAGATCATTTGCTGAAGGTTGTAATTGAGGCCAAGTGCCCCGCGTCAATGAATCTGTATGGAGAGGTTCCGGCGCACTACATGACCCAGGTTCAAGGGCAGATCGAAATAGTGGGAGCCGACCACGCGCATTTTGCCTGCTGGACGCCCGAAGGCTTTGAAGTATTTGAAGTGCCGCGAAACCCGCAGTATTGGCAAGAATGCTTTGCCTTGCTGGAAGAATTCTGGCAATGTGTGAAAAACGATGTAGAACCAAAGAAGCGCAAGAAACCAACATTACCAACAGTTGAATACAGGAAGATAATCTAATGGCTAAAGTTTACGATGTAGTCGCAACCACCGGAACCTACGTGAAAGACGGCGTTACCAAGTACCTGAGCAAGAACGTGGGCGAAGTAATTGAGACTAAAAACGGACTGGCAATCAAGATGGATGCCACGTTCAATCCGGCGGGCTGCACAAAGACGGATGATGGGAAAGTATGGCTAAAGCTGTTCGAGCCGCGTGAATCAGGCCAGCAGCCCGGCCAGGGTCGCGCTCCTGTTCAGTCAGCGCCAAAACAAGATAATTTTGACGATGATATTCCGTTCTAATCATGCGGCCATCCGAGCAACTAGCAGCAATCTTATCGGGAAAGATGCTACCGAGTGAAGCAGATGACGCAGTTCAATCATGGCTGCGTTTATCTGTTTACAACCTCGCAAAGCAGGTGCTACTGTTACCGAAAGACACAAGACGGGCGCAGCTTGATAGAGTGACGATTGGGCTGCGGGGAATGGTGGAAGATGAATGCAAAAGAATATGGGAGCCAAGAAATGCAAGAAGCACTACAAAAAATAATTATGGAAGTGGAAAGCCTGCTGCCAGCTATGCTGCAAGACGAAAAAGTTGATGCAATAAACCGCATTAGAGCCGCGCTACACTTGCACAGCCCATTTAGAAGCGAGCCAGTTGATTTTGTGGAGTGGGTCAAAGCAGAAGATGTGCAGGCCAATGACTACAACCCAAACAGCGTAGCGCCTCCTGAAATGGAATTGCTGCGCGTTTCTATTATGGCGGATGGCTACACTCAGCCAATCGTTACTATGCCGGACGGGGATAAGCGCACCGTGGTTGACGGATTCCACAGAAACCGAGTCGGGAAAGAATGCGCCGATGTTCGGGAGCGCGTCCACGGATACTTGCCGGTCGTTCGAATTAAAGAGTCTCAGGAAGATCGCGGAAGCCGTATGGCTGCTACTGTTCGCCACAATCGAGCGCGTGGAGAGCATCGCGTAGAGTCAATGTCTGAGATTGTAATTGAGCTTAAGCGCCGGTTCTGGTCAGATGAAAAAATATCCAAAGAGCTTGGCATGGAGCCTGACGAGGTGCTTAGATTGACTCAGGTAACGGGGCTGGCTGGATTGTTTGCAGACCAAGAGTTTAGCGAGGCGTGGGAAGCTGAAACATTTGAGGAAGTTGAAGGAGTAGACATTCTTGATAACTGAGAAAGAACCTGGCGCTGGCGAGATATGGCATCCGTGGTGGATGCTGGAAGAATTCAAAAGCGCCATGTGGGGAGATGTATCCAGAAAAGGCACATGGCTCAGGATAGCAATTGAGTTTACTGGCGATGCAGAGTTGTATGGCGAATGGATGCTCAGAGTCACCGAGCAATGGAAGTATTCTTGCCAGCATAATCTTACAAAATCAGGTGACAAGCGCCCGTGGATAGGTCATGCTGCCGTGGCGCTTGCGATAAATTGTCCTGAGCATATTGTCAGGCTTGCGTGGGGCCATTTAACGCCAGATCAGCAAGAGAAAGCCAACAAGAAAGCAGAAGAAGCAATAGAGCTTTGGAGAAGCAAAAATGCCTAAAAGATACTTGGGGAAAGATGTTTTAACGGCAGCGCAAGAAAGAATATCGTGGACGTTTGATGAATTTGAGCGCATATATTGCAGCTTTTCAGCGGGAAAAGACAGCGGCGTTATGGTTCACCTTGTGTGCGAAGAAGCCAGAAAACGCGGCAGAAAGATTGGCTTGTTTATGCTGGATTGGGAAGCGCAATTTTCTCTTACGATTGACTTTGCCAAGCATATTTTTGAGGAATACGCCGATTGCATAGAGCCGTATTGGGTGGCCGTCCCCATCAAAACGTGGAATGCCTGCTCAATGCACGAGCCTGAGTGGAAGTCATGGGATCAGGACAAAAAGAATTTGTGGGTGCGGCAGCCTGATCCAATCAGCATAACCGACCCTGAAACATTCCCGTTTTGGTATGACGGCATTATGTTTGAGGAATTTGTGCCGACATTCGGCCAATGGTACGCGCAAGGACAAAAATGTGCTGCATTTGTTGGGATAAGGACTCAAGAAAGCCTGAACAGGTTTCGCTCTCTTTCCAGAGAAAAACCAATGTATGGCGGCAAGCACTACACAACCAACGTGGTTGAAGATGTGTGGAACGTGTACCCGATTTACGACTGGCAGACCGAGGACATATGGAGATACCACGCGAACAGTGGAAAGCAGCACAACAAGTTATATGACCGGATGCACCAGGCTGGCATGACTATTCATCAAATGCGGATATGCGAGCCGTTTGGCGACGAATCCCGAAAAGGTCTTTGGCTGTATCAGGTTGTAGAGCCGCTTACATGGGCAAAGCTGGTGCTGCGAGTGAATGGCGCTAACACTGGCAAGGTCTACGCCAACGAGCGCGGAAACGTCATGGGCAATCACACAATAACGCTTCCTGACGGGCATACGTGGGAGAGCTTTGCATTGTCTTTGCTGCAATCTACGCCCCCAAAAACTTCGCAACACTACAAAAACAAGATTGCTGTTTACCTGAAATGGTGGCAGTCTAGGGGCTATCCAGAAGGAATACCGGACGAGGTAGATTTGAAGATTGAGAACACCGGGAAAGCCCCAAGCTGGAGAAGGATTTGCAAAACGCTTTTGAAGAATGACTACTGGTGCAAGTACCTTGGATTTAGTCCGACAAAAACTAGCGCATACCAGAAGTACACGGAATTGATGGAAAGGCGCCGAAAGAACTGGAACATATTTTCAGATGAATTAAAACAAGCCGCAGAAGGCTAGGGGAATGTGATGTGGGTCGTGATGCTGGAAAGAAACTGGAAAAAAGAAGTTTGCAACAATGGGCGAGTCTACGGGCTAAAGTATGAAGCTGCACTTGCACGGGATGAAATGCAGGGACACTTCCCGGCTAATAAATACACGCTTTGTGAGCTGAAGCCGACACAATCACTTAATGAGGATTGAAGCATGTCAGACTTTCCGCCGGAGTTACTGAAATACTGCACCACAGCAAGGCAGCGAGAGCAGTACGAAAGCCTGATGCAGACGGGGAGTTACCGAGCCACAAAACGGGCTATGGGGTACGCCACGCACAAAAACCTGATGGACCTAGTAGATAAGCTGAGAATCAGGGAAAAGACGGGCATATACGATCCGCTAGAACAAGGCCGTGTCATGCACGAAGACGAATCATTCAAAGCAACGAAACAGTTGTCGCATAAGCAGAAAGCCCGCTATGTGATTACCTGCGCCCAAAATGCAACGCCTGTGTTTCCACAGGGGCTTGCTGCCCTCAGGCAGTACTGCAAGAAAAACAAAGCGGAGTTAGTTGTGATTCCTATCCGCTACCACAACCCAACCAGCGCATGGACGAAAGCGGATGAAAGCTCAGATTGGTGGGCAAGTGAAATTGAGGCAGACATTGTTGACACTCGAACGGAGCTAAACGCAAACCTTGTCTTGCTTGCTGACATCCGAATTCAGCCAACGGCAGTTAGGCCGACTTCAGGCATGGAGACATTTTGCGGAGGTCAATCGACCATCATCGGTCATCCTAAGCTGGAAGTGGTCACAATCCCCACGCCACAGAATCAGCTTGCAAAGATTATCCACACAACCGGAGCCATCACGGTAGAGAATTACACCGATTCCAAGGCAGGAAAGAAAGGCGAGCATCACCACGCATTTGGTGCGCTGGTAGTCGAGATAAGCGGCGACAAGTTCTTTCTACGTCAGATCAATATGGAAGAAGATGGTTCATTCTATGATCTGGACGCTCGATACAGCCCTTCAGGGGTCGATACGGGCATAAAAGCCGCAGCACTGGTACTAGGTGACCTGCATGAGCGTTTCGTTGATCCTGGCGTTGTAAAGGCCACGTTTGGCAAAGGCGGGATAGTCGATACCGTAAACCCTCAGAACGTGGTTTTTCACGATGTACTAGACTTCCATTCGCAGAATCACCATCACCGAAAGAAGGTGTTCACGAAGATTGCCAAACACAATGCAGATCGGGCCAATGTGGAAGATGAGATTACCGAGTGCGCGGCATTTATTGACAAGCACTTGCGCGACGATCAAACGGCAATCTTTGTGCCATCGAATCACCCGGACGCAATAGCCAGATGGGTCGAGGAAACGGATTGGCGCGAAGACCCTGAGAACGCGGGATTCTACCTTGAGACTGCTTTGGCAATGGTCCGCTCACTAGATAACGAGCTTGTTGATCCATTTGTGTACTGGATGCAAAAGAAGCTCAAGCGCGTCAGTCAATGCGAATTCCCTGCGCGTGATGACTCAGTGATGATCCACGGGATAGAGGTAGGGATGCACGGGGACAAAGGCCCAAACGGGTCGAGAGGGTATATCAGGGGCTTCGGGAGGATTGGCGTCAAGTCAGTGATAGGCCACAGTCATACCCCAGGCTTCATGGATGGGGTGGCTCAGGTGGGCACTTCCTCTAATCTGAGGCTTGAATACAACAGCGGTCCAAGCAGTTGGATGCACTGTCACTGTTTGGTGTATCAAAGCGGCAAACGCTCCTTGCTGTGGATAATTGGCGGGGAGTGGAAAGCGTGATCCTCTGCTGCCCATCGTGCCTGCATGAGCTGTTCCATGTGCTGGAAGATGGGCGGATATGCTGCGCGAAATGCAAGCAGGAAATAGATATAAAAAGAGTTAAAAAAGAGTGGATACTTGTTGCAATACATTAACGATAAAGCTACTGTATGGTCAGTTTAAACACTTTTGAGGGGAATAGCATGGCTACAGAATGGAACGGCGAAGGCATCCCGCCAGTGGGGACCGAGTGCGAGACGGCGTGGCATGGCGGCAATGGAAAGTGGTATAAAGCAGTCATCCTATCCTCAGAAAGACTGGCGTTTTGCGCGGGTCAAGAATGGGCTATAGCAGATACTAACGGTTTATTCCGCCCCCTGCAATCCGAAGAACAGAAGCAGGTTGCTGAGATTGCAGAGATTATGCAGAAAAATAACTCATACCAAGGCAAGGCGCAAGCAGTATACAACGCGGGATTCCGCAAGGTGTCGCCATGACCAAAGTAATCACAGAAAGCGAGTACGCCAGACAAGAAATGATCCGCACTCAGAAACTAATACGGTCACATCTTGTCTACATGGAATCAGATGACCTTCGGCGGGCAAAGCGCACTCTCAGGTATCTTGAAGCGGCGCTAAACGGGAGAGAAGCCAAATGGTAGACGCAATTATGCACTACAACGCAGTTCAGAAGATGGGCGCTAAAGAGGCTTTGGGGGCGTTTGACAGCGTTAATCGTCCAGCCCACTACGCTAGTGGGGATATTGAGTGCATCGACGCTATACGCGCTCAGATGTCGAAAGAGGAGTATCAGGGCTATCTCCGTGGCAACGTGGTCAAGTACATGTGGCGATGGCGAGATAAAGGCGGAGTCGAATCACTACGCAAGGCCAGATGGTATCTTGATAAGCTGATTGCGAGCGAAGTCTAATGATTCCCGTTGTAGTGCTGCTGACAACGTACCTCTTTGTACTTGGGAAGTCGTTTCAGCAGTTGAACGTGGCAAACTTCCGATGGTTGATGATTCCGCCATTTAGCTATCTCATGGCTTACATGGAATATGCAGGGCTAGGCGTAGGAATAGCGGATGTAATAGCGAACGGGTATGAGCGAATCCTGATTCTAGGCTTTGCGGCAGGCACAGGCGGATGGCTTGGTAGCTGGTCGGGTATGTGGCTTTATCGCAGGACGGAAAGTGGCAGAAAGTGAAACTATGAGCCGATCCAAAAAGAACCCATACTCAGGAAGCAAAGCCGTGGACAAGTCTTGTCGAAGTCACGGCAGTTGCCCGCATTGCGAGAACGGCAGGAAACACAAGAATGCAAGGCGAGCGCCAGTCAGTGAAACATCCATCCCGCAAGACGAACAGCACGATACATCGCATGACGTTTAAGCCAGCCGACCTTGGATATTTCCAGTGCCTCTAAAAAGATTGCGTCCGCTTCGTGGCGGGCGTACTTCTGAGAATAAAGGTAATCGTGAACAGTAGCCGCCCATCTGTCGCGGCCATGACCTGAGATAAAGGCACGGGCAGCGGCAGGAACTGAGGCAAAGTTCGTCACAAAGCCTTCAGGGACGCTAATCAGCCTTTCGTGATTGCCGTGCATAGTGATGTAGCGGAATTCATGCAGGAGCATGTATCCATCGTCTACGGCGCGGACATCTAGCTCGTTTAAGAACATTGGTCTCATTGCGCGAATCCTTCTGCTAGTTGCTTGGATAGAGTGATGGCCCGCTGGCCTACTTGTTGCGCCCACTTGCTTGCGAGCATTTCCTTTGCTGCCGTTTCGTAGTCGTCGTTATTCAGCGCAGCCCAGAATTTGGAGAACTTAGCCAATCGAGGCCGCCCAAGGTTGAACTGCATTTCAATCAGCGTGTTTTGAACGTGTTCGGGATGTTCGCGCCAGCCTGGGAATCCTTTGTCCAGCTCAATCATGCAGACTTCAATGTCGGAATCTAGGAGTAGATAGGCTTGTCTCAGAGATATTCCGGCGTCCAAGTTTTTGCCATAGCCGATAGTCAGATGCCCTTCCGTGTCCTTGTACGGCACAAGGGACAGCCCTTCGTGTTTCCGTATTGACTCTATAAGCATTGAGATATTCACAGCCACATATCCTGAAATCGCTCTATAATCGTATCCCAAACCGCCACAACCACGGCCACGATGCCGGACCAGATCAGCACAATCACCGACATTGCCCCGGCTATGTATCCCCGCTGGCTTGCCAACGTGGTTTCAATCCCGTCGATTTTCTGTTCAATCCTTGCTAACCTGTCCCGAGTGTCTTTTTCTACTTCTACCGAATTTTCGTGATATATTTCAAGGGCTTTTATGCGTTCGGTGGACATTTCAGGCGCTCCGTGCTGGTAAGTGGACACAATGCCTCTATATTACCATTTCACGGTTCAAAAATAAATTGCAGAAGTGTTGACACTGCCCGTAATGGGTGCAAATATGCGGCAAGTCAAACAGAAACAGGGGAAACGAAATGGCACAGTGGACAGAAACAGTTGAACTCGGCGGCATTAAGTTTGAGGTCACTTGTGAGTATTCGGCATACGAGCCAGCAACGCACACAGACCCCGCAGTGAACGAGGAATTTTACGCAATATCAGCGATTGCCAGCGGATACGATTGGCTGGAACACTTCTCAGGCGAGACAGCAGAATGGCTTACTGAGCAAGTGCGCGAGAAGATGGCATGATGTGCGGGGATAGATGGCTGGAAACTGGAAGCCCTTGGGAGGGTGATGAAATGACAGAGCGTGAACCGACAGAAGAAATGATAATGGCCGGGATTAATGCGGCGAACAGGTCGATGCCGTACATAAACGATACGCAAATGGTGCTGGCAATCTGGAAAGCAATGCAAGCCCGCGCTACTCCCGCACTGCCGCAGGGGGTGGAGGAGTGGATAAAGCAAAATAAATTTTCTGCCCTATCTGCCGGGGAGTTTAATGAAGTTGTTTCTATGCGCGACCTCCGCGCCTACCTCTCCGGCATGGCGATTGTGCCGTCGGAAGGGATCAAAATCGAAGCAGGAAGCGAGGCGTACCAAGAAGTGATCGTTACGGCACCGGATGGAGGTCAACAGATATTTTGGCCTGAAGATGCGGCGCACGGACTTATGAAAGCCATGCTCGCCGCCGCAAAGGAGCAAAGCAAATGAGCATTAAGCCTGAAGAACTTAAGCCGTGCCCGTTTTGTGGTGCTGTATTGGACGCAAACGGCGGCGACACTGTATACCCGCGCGGGGTGGGCTGGAAAGATGGCCCGCATGGCCGAAGCTACCACAGCGTCCGAGAAGTGCCGAGGGAGCAGTGGTGCTACGGCGTGCATTGCCGGTGTGGGGCCGAAATTTCAGGCGATAGTCGAAGCGAAGCCATCGACAAATGGAACACCCGCGCAATCCCCGACACGCACAGGGTTGTGCCGATTTGGTTGCTGGAAAGAGTTATCAATGTGTCAGCGTGGAATGAACACGAGGCTATTAAAGAACTTCGCGCAATCATCGAGGAAGAACAGCCATGAGCAAACAAGAACTGTATTCAATGATCGCAACGCTTGCCATTGCCTTTGTGCTTGGATGGATTGTTGCAGGGGGTTTGTGATGAGCAATAATTGGCGCGAAGAACTACAGCAGCAGCTTGACATTAACAACGCACAGCGAGCACTATCAATCGTGCGTATAGGTGACGCAGTAAGCGAGCGTCAAATTAAACATGAATGGGTAGGAAGGCCGAGAGAGGTCAATCGTGAGCAGAATCAAGCGTGACCCGCGAAGCTCAGGCAATGCGCCGATAATCCTTGCGCTAGTCGTGGCGCTTGTGATGCTCGGGCTTAATATCTTCATGCCACGGGCGGAAGCCTCAGAATTGGAACTCTACACTAGCCACGGATGGCAGGAGGAATTCTCAGCGATGAGACCGGGCATGACTTATTGGCCGGATGGAATCGTGGTGGAACTTAACCAGACGAATGCCCCTGTAGACGCTTCTATGATGCTTGAGCGGGCTTTGTGGTCATGGGGGCAAAGAACCGGCAAGGTAATCACGTTTGCAGGCTCTACGGCCTCTCAGGGGGCATCTAAGAGCGGCAAGATCACGGTAGTGTGGAAGACGCTTGCACAAATAAGATACATTACGGGGAGTCAGTCTACAGCAGCGGCAACGAATCGGTGGACGTACACTGACACTGGGCATATTGCGGGGGCTATCATCTACCTGCCGATTGACCGCTTGCTATGTATTGAGCACGCAATCTTACATGAGATAGGCCATGCCATCGGAATTCAGGGGCACGCAGACACCGAGCCAACAGATGTTATGAACGAAACGCAGGCACGTTGTGTACCGGCACTGACGGTGCGCGATGTGGAAATGGCGCCGTATCAAGATCACAACTGCCACGCGGAGCTGCTTTCGGATGGATCCTTGTATATCCCCTCAGTAGGCGGATGGGCTGTCCACTTGTCGCCATCGCTTCAGATACTCAGGGCAGTGCCGCAAAGCAAAGCATGCGTAGAAGCCAAGCTAGACGGTGATGATTTGCTGTTGTCTGACATACGCTCACCTTCAGGCCGATGGATGGGGCAGCTACGCAACGAGAACAATCAATGGAAAGTTGTGTGGGTAGAGAGTCGGTAACGGCCCCGGCAAGACCCATCACGGTCGTGAATGGGTGAGCAGCTTGCCGGGTTATATCATCGCCGTATTGTGACTTTAGTAGCTCCAGCAGCAGGCAGAGTCCCGCCTCCAGTGTTGCCGCTTGAGTCGTCCCATGCTGTAGAGCCGGAAGTGGGGATTGAATTGGGGAGGAGGGCCATTGTGGCGCCTACTTGGTAAACTTGCACGGTAGTGAAATCTATTGTAGTTGCCCCGCCAGATATATTGCGGAATGAAATGCCATTTGAAGTTAAATCAACGTACAAAGATATATCAAACGCCCCGGATGCAACGCTGGAAATAATGTTTACTGTTTGCGCGAAGTTCGACACCCTAAAAATTGAGGTCGAGCTACCGACAAGTCTGACAAGGTATTTTTTCCCAGCAGTGACAGAAAAACTGCGGCGAACCGAATCATTATTGGCTGGCAATGAAATAGTATCTGCATCAGTAATGGACGCCGTTCCTGTTGCGCTCCACCCTGAAGTAAAATCAAGAGTTGCAGGCAGCAAACCTGTCTGACTCCCCCACTTCCAGCTCTCGGGAATGCCATTCGTGCAAAGGTCGAGCACTTCTGCTGCTGTGGGGGCGAAGTTGCCGACTATGCAAAGGATTGTGTTTGAGGCGGTGCGGGTTGTTGCATTTCCGCTACAGTAAAAAGCGTTTGCAGAGCTTACTGTAGCGGGGGCGCCCAATGATATTGAAACAGGAGACCCAACAGCATTGCCGTTTGCATAAAAATTCACCACTCCCGCACTAGATGCTGTTTCGCGCACAATGCTGCACGTTATTTTTTTAATGTCGTTTGCTATGTTAGAAACGGCAGATGTTGCGTCATAAGAGGCGCCATTGATGCGCACATTTATAATGCCGGTCTCTCTAACTGCAAGGAAATACCCAGTGTTTGGTGCCCACTTTAGAATTAATGGAGTGTTGGCAGCAGGCGTCCAATCCGGCAGACTTCCCTCCCAATGGATAAAGAAATCACCCGTACCGAAATCAATATCATCGTCATCCGCAACAGTGATGCCATTGCTGCCAGAGGCGGCTGCGGTCATTTGGATTGCGGGAGTCAGCAGCCCGGATGAAAAATTATGCAGCTTGTACATTAGAGCACCGGCTTATAGATGACTGTGATACTTCCGGTGTCGGAATCGCCAGGATCAATGACGATTCCAGAATCAAAAACAACGTCACCGAATGCCAGAGTTTGCCCTGCCGCGATGCCTGAAGGAATAGTGAACACCGTGGTCGAGCCATTGCCAACAACGCACGCACCAGAGGGCGCCGTGTTGATATAGACCGCTCGAAGCATTGCCCGGCGAGTCGTGACAGTGGTAGAGTTGTCGGAAAGGTCAACTACATCCCATCTGAACTCAAAGCCTGTTTCTACTGTGTTTCCGCTCATGTCTTTATCCTCAAGTATTCGATTATTTTACCATGACCATACGCGAACTTCACCGCGTGCGCCGGTTCCGCCGTTGCCTTGGTTTGATGATCCGCCGCCACCACCTGAAGGAGCAGTACCATTGCCGCCAGCAGTCAAAAGAGTGTTATTTCCTGCGCCGCCATCACCTGCCCATTCGGACGTTCCGCCGGATGTAGTAGTGCCGCCACCACCACCGCCGCCGCCGCCGTTGATAGATGATCCGCCAGCCTCGTTCGTATAGCCGCCGATGCCAGCTTGCGCCATAGTAAGACGGGAGAAGCCCTGAGCAAAAGTCAAAGCGCCGCGAGGCATAGCGGGAGAGTTTGCCGAGGCCATCCCGCCCTTTCCGCCGTATGCAGTCAGCCATGATCCAAAGGAAGAATTGCCGCCGTCAGTGCCTGCGTTATTCCCGCCAGTAGCCCCCCCGGCGCCGCCTGTTCCAACCGTAACGGTCTCAGTCGCGCCCAAGTCCGATGCTTCAAATAGCTGCCAGACGCACTCGCCGCCACCGCCTCCAGAACATGAGTCTCCGTTAGTGACAACCGCTCCTCCGCCACCGCCAGCCGCGAACACTTGAACCAGAACAAAGGAAATATTTGCCGCCGCAGTCCATGTTCCGTTAGCAGTGAAAGATTGATAATCGGCCACGTTACGAAGCGTTCCTGAGCCGATCATGTCGTAAACGTCTGAGTTTGAATTGTAAGCAACAGATATAATCGAGCCGGATATAATCTCATCAGCAGAAATCGCAGCGCCTTTAGAGCGAATTGACTTAGCCGCAAGCCCATCAACAGCAAGTGTCGCCGCTCCGGTGTTCGTGTGGTTTGCCCTGAATACAAGAAGACTCTGAGCGCCTAGCGTGGCGTGCGCGTTGTTAGTGGTCAGGACGTAAGCGTTTGAGCTTCCCGTGGAAACCAGAGTGCCCTGAGTGTCTTTGTAGAACTTGGACACTGCCGCCATGTTCTCGCGGATAACGTCATTCACGCCGCTTGGGGCCATTCCTTCAGGCGCCCCATTAGGCGCTGCCGAGTTATTGCTTGCCGCTGTAGTTGACCATGAACTGACGTTGCTCATTGTAGGGCCTCAAATTTCTGTCGGAATTCTCTATTGTTCATCAGGTCTTCGATTGTGGTGGAAATGTTGACCTTTTCGTCAACAAATGCCCGCTCTATTCTTCGCAGTGATGCCGGATCGAAATAGCCTGGGTCTGTGGAAATCTTGTTCACAACTGCCTCCGCTGCCGGGTCTTCAAGTATCTGCGTCAACACTGAGAGAGTCGCAGCCCGTGGCATTGATGTAATCATGTCGGCCACTTGCGGCAGGGCTGTTACCGGGAAGCGATTAGTCACGCGGCCCATTCCAGCAGCGCCAGAAACAACGCCAGCGGCCAGCCCTAGCGCAACCTTGTTAAATCCAGCGTCAAGCGAAGAAAGAACCTCCACGGGGCTTTCGTTGCCTGCCGGAGTAGCAGCCTTGAATATCTGCATCATGGCGCCGATTGCTACAGCGGAGATGGCCAGCTTGGTCCCTGCTTTAGTCGGGCCACCTGATAGCAATCCAGTCATGCCGCCAAGCAATACACTTCCAGCCGCCTGCGTCCCTGCCGCATATGCCGCTGTTTCCAGCGGGTCAGCCTGTCCGTTCAATGCGGCGAGCGTAAATCCTTCAAGCCCGGTTTCACCAACCCTGCCGAGTCTGTTCATCAGCGTGGCCGTGGATTTTGAATTGACTGTGGCGCTTTTTAGGGCAGCAGCAACACTAGGAGCCAAAGCAATAGATGTTCCGCCCTTCTCAGCGGCCTTTGCAGCACTAATGGCCGCAAGCTGTGCATTGCCACGCGCAGACGCAATAGGAGCGCGAGCGGTCAGCATTGTCATCATGTCGCCACCGATCTGCCCGAGCCAAAAGGAAGTCGGGCTTTGCTGCTGCATAGCCTCGGTTCTGGCTTGCTGCTGTGCGCCTGCATTTGGTCGAAACTGGCTAAAGTCTCCCGTTCGGATCGCGCCCGCCAATTCTCCGCCTCTTTGGGCCAGGCCAAGCAAGTCTGAGCCGGTAGGGCCGGGAATCGTTTCTTGCCCCAAGGTCGGCACCGGAATCAATGTTTCAGGCTGCTGGAAATTGCGTACATCGCCGCCGCCCCGCTGATAGTTTGCAGGGTTCATAAAATCAGGAAGCTGTGCCGCGTTATTCACCGACCTTGCGGCAATGTTCGCCAGAACGTCAGGAATGTTCGCCACATTACCAGCAAGCCTAGATGCCATGCCCTGCATCATCGCAGAGCCTGAAGTATCTACTGCCTGCCGCTGCTGTTCTCGGTTTGCCACCATTGCCTGATTGCCTGCAACGCTAGGCGGGACAGACGACGAGGCGGCTTGACGCTGTTGGGCAATCATTTCAGCGATTGTTGGCATTAAATACCAGCCTCTTGAACGCGCTGAATTGCACGCTGAATCTGTGCGGGAGTCAACCCTGAAGTGTCAAGGTTTCTCAACTGCTCTACCGGCATTGCCTCAATATCTACAGCTACAGAGCCGCCCTTCAGCCTTTGCGCCAGTTCTCGGTATCGGTCAGCATTCGGCACTTCAATTCCCTCAATTGCAGCACCATCAAGAATGGAATTGATGTTGTCGGCAATAATCAAGTTGTTTGCTTGCGGCGAAGAACCAAGGCTCGCATTTGAGCTAATCAGGGCGTTGAACTTAGTGTCAGTCAAAGCGCCAGAACCATTGAGCCGGTCGATGGACCCGATAACAAAGTCCTGAGTCAATTTGCTGAAGCGGTCAAAGTCAGAGATTACTTTTTGAGACTCGGCTGTATCCGCTCCGAACAATTCATTGACGGACGTTCGCACGCTGGCAATGTCTCGGCGCATGTCAGGGCTAACCATGCCGGGCGCAAGGAATGTTCCGGAAAGCCGCTCGTTCAGCTGGCCCATTTCTTCCAGCTTGGCGAGGTCTGAATACACCGCTTTGCGCGTGCCTGCCGCTTCCTGCGTGCGAGTTCTTTCCTCTTGCGCTCTGGCTGTCCGCTCGTTTTCAAGCTGCAAGCTCAGGAGCTGCAATTGCACTTGATCGGTCAGTGCGCCGGACGGGTCTTGCTGGCCCATAAACTCTTTGTAACCAGATCTGAACTCAGGCGAGCCGGGGGCAAGGTCGGGATTCATCAGCATGAAATCGTTAACTGAAGTTGACACTCTCGGCGCTTCAGCTTGTGCGGGTGCTGCGAATTGACGCGCTGCCGCTTGCTGTGCGAATGCTTCCGGATTAATCTGCCCAAGGAGGCCCATAGCCCGAGATTGGCCTTCAGGCGTATTGATAGCCGCAGGAGTCGCAGACACAACAGGGCCGGGAGTTTGGCCGGGGGTCAGTAAACCGGAGAACTCAGCAATAGCCGCCTTGCGCTTCTGTGCAGCGTCCATTTCATCGCGGGCCATTTGCAGCTTCATCTGCTCGGCTTGTCGCTGTGTGCCGTACTGAATGCCAGAGGCCAAAGCCTGTCCGAAGCCTACCGGAGTGGCAGACGGGCCAGAGGCGGCAAGGAGGCCGGTGCCAATGTTGAACATTGGATTAGACAAAAGCCCTTGCAGGTGATTCCCGAAGTTTCTTTGATCTGCCATAGATTACCCCAAAAGCCCAAGAAGGCCGCCGCCAACAGCCCCTATTCCGGTTCCCATCGGCCCAAAATAAGACCCAAGCTGTGCCCCAGTAAGAGCGCCGCCCAAGGCGCCCGCGCCCTTGTTTCTATAGATAGGCTCTGTTCCAGTAGACGTTCCAGACTGCCCCAATAGAGCATTGAACTGAGGCATTCCAGAAGCCGCCGCAAGGAGCATTTGCTGTGCGTTCAATGGGGCGTTGATGTTGGATTGATTCATCTGCTGCTGCAATCCGCCGATGCCCTGAAGAACGTCCGCGCCAAGTAAACCTATGCCCGGAAGCTGTCCTGCCGCGTTAAGTTGTCGGCCTCGCTCGTCGCTCAGTAACCCGCCAAAGTTAGCCGCCGCCTGATTGCGTAGCTGCTGGCCTTGTAGCTGGGCTTGAATGTTCTGATTCGCAGCGTCCTGCTGAAGATTGCGAGCACCAAGACTGAAATCGCCCAATTGGCCGGAAGCCCTCAATTGACGCTCTCTTTCATCACCAAACAATCGAGCAAACGAATCAGACGCCGCTTGCTGCATTCCAATCTGAGCCAGCCCGCCCTTCGCCGCTCCTGCCCCGCCTTGCGAAGCAAACCCGGAGAGGATATTAGGACGGACGGCACGAATAGAGGCTTGCACAGCTTCATCAAAAGCCGGGTTGCCATACATGAACCCGCCGGCAGCGGATTGAGTCAGGGCATTCTGAGCTTCGGACTGAAGTTGTGCGGGATTCTGTGCAAAATTCTGTAGGCCGGAAGTGTCAAACGAAGCGCCCATTCCTTGACCAATCGCATCTAGCACTTGCGGAGAATAGCGGGTAATCGCCGCGCCTTGTGCAATGTCGCCAATCCGGTTCTGCGCTTGAGCCAGTGCGCCGTTAGGGTCTGTGGCGAAGTTCCTCGCCATGTCCATTCCCCGAAGCTGATCGGGGGTAAATCCCGCAACCAGTTGGTCAGCGCCAGCGTTTTGCAGTTGGCCTTGAAGATTAGTCAAAGCCCCGCCGCCCACGTTCATCTGATTTTGCAGATACGGCTTCAGGAAGTCAGGGATAACAACCTGGCTTTGGCTTTGCGTTGTTGTTGGTCCGCTTTGTTTGCTGCTACCGCCCATGATCCAGCCTCATAAGAATGGCTACTTGTCGCCAATTCTTCAGTTTCTTTACGAGTCCGGGGCGGCATGATGCCTCAATGGTTGTTGCCCCAATCTGCCTAGCGTATTCTTTCAAAAGAGGTTCTACTTCATCCAGCCATGTATCTAGCTGTGATCCGGCGAGAAGTTCAATAAATAATGACTTGCCTATCGGAAATTCATTGACAGATACAATTCCAACCGCCATTATCTCGCTTTCGTGCATTGCCCACATCATCATTCTACCACTAAGCACTTCTTGATAATAGTACGCTTCGCTGTAGTGGTCGCCCATGCCGCCGGATAAAGCCTCCTGTATTTTGGGTCTAAACTGCTCCCATACCACGGGCAAAGTCTCTGCTGTTACCAAGCTGACTGACATCAGACAACCCTGTACACAATATGCAAGTGAACGGTAGTGGTATTTGTGAAATCAGCGTCATCAATCGCAGTAGCCGCGCCAGCCGATGCCCCGTGTGAATGGTAGAGGGTGATTGTGCTGGCCCCGGTTTCGACCCTTGCTTTTAGTGCAGTAAGCCCGCCGCTGGCATTCTCCATTGCCAAATCAGCCGAGCAAGCCGGAACGCCAGAATTGTTCGTTTCCAACAATCCTGTAATTGTGGCGTCACCCGTGGCACTTCCTTTGCTGGATAGGCCAATGTCTACCCACACTTCATGGACTACTCCCGAGTAAGTCACGGTGCGCCCTAGCTGAGTTGAATACGTGATTCCTGTGGTCGCCCCGCCAAACTTGAGAACGGGGGTAAAGTCACGCAAAACAGGAATGGCCGCGTTTGCTTGTTCGGCAAGCATTCGACGGTGTTCTTTCTCGTTAATATGATTGGTCGGCACATTAGGCCGCGATCTTACATCAGGCACGTCCGCTTCCCTGTCTTACGTCCGCCGGGTCAATTTGAACGCCCAGGGCGTCCACCCAATCATTCCCGCTAATGGTCAGCCTAAAACGATGATAACGGGCATTTGATCGAGTATTGAATTTGCCGCTAGATGACTGGCTGAGTGAGGCGCCCCAAGTAACTGGGTCGGTCAATCTGTCACGCCGACCCACTTCCGCCGTCACCGTGCCCAAATCCACCAGAGGCCGGAAAGCATTTACCTGAGCATTAGCCCCGGCGAATATCTCGCTTTCTCGCGTTTCAATAGTGGCGGTCTTGTATAGCCCTCGGAAGAACCCGAGCTTGTATTCATCATCAAACGCGGCAAGCTGTGAGGCTGATTGCTTGAACAATGGGGAATCGAGCGAAACATTCATCAGGTCAAGGTTTGGATAGCCAATAGCATCTAACTCATCCAAGGTGAATCCAATGCCCTTAGCTCTCAAAAGCAGCTCGACATCTTCTTCAATCAGCGTCCACTTTAGAAAGGTGCGGTCGTATATAATCAGCTTGTTCGGGCGCCCAGATGTGTTGGACGCGCCAGGATAAGCCCAGATAATCCGGTTGCCTGTGGGGTCTGCAATGCAGGACATTCTCGAAAGATATTCTGGGTCCAAGTCCTCAAAGAAGAACTGGTCTACTTTCCCGGCCCCGATGTAATTAACGCCCGTGCCGCCGCCGGTCAATTCCACGAACCCCTGTTCGGAAATGAAGTATATATTATCTCCCAACTGAGTCACGCAGCCCGGACAGATTGCGCCAACCTCCGGCAGAATCTCATCTATCTGGAACACCACGGGAGCGCCAATAAACGACATACGGGAAACGCCCCGCTGGCTAACGATAATCCCAATCTCGCCGCCTAGTATCTTTTGAATAGGCCCGCCCGATGGAAGGTCTCGGTAATCAGCCAGAGTAGATGCGGATACTGTCCAGCTTGTTTCGTCGCCTATCCCTGACCATCTCACGCGGTTTGGGCGGTTTCCGTCCGAAGCATCATAGGTATTAGCCACTACAACGAAATCACGCACCACGGCTATGTGACGCGCCCGGAAGGCCGTTGAAAGGTCTGTGAAGTTGGCCCCGCCCATCGTGATCTGTTGCGGGTCGTCGGTAAAGTTCACGCCTAAAACTTTGTTCTCCCATCGAACAAACTCCCACGCCTCGCCCGATGCCGTAGCATATGCCCCGCCAGAGTTGGTTACATCCGTCCAAGTCAGGTCGGTTTCGTTTAGCTCATAGATGGCCGCTGCAATCCCGACATACTGATAAGAAGCGTTGTTAATGTCGTAGGCTTCTATGGCGCCCAATGGACGGGTAGCCAGCGCATCAGTGATAACGCTAAGGGAGTTGAACGGCTTGTATCCTGCGCGTCCGGGGAGGGCATTCTTGACAACTACAGCCCCGGAGCTTCCAAGGTCTGCGTCATCAGGCGTCCATTCGATGAAATTGATTACAGGCATTTGATACCCTTAAGGAGTAGAGCCGCGAACCCTTGAAACTAGAACGCCTGAGCTTCTTTCTTGTCTTCGAGCGATTGCTAGTCCGTCTACAGCAGACTTATACAATGATGCCCACGTTTCAATTCTTTCATCGTTTAGCAGGTAAGGGGCCGATGCCACCAACGCCCCGTAAAGGTATGCGTCAGGAGCGCGAGTCAATAGCGCGTTTGTGGTGTTCCCATCAGCTAAGGCAGTGAGTGCTTTGTGGAAAAGAATCTCGCCGCTGTACGAATCGTCTGGAACTTTGTTGAATTCAAACTGTGAATGAATCGTGAACAATTCAGGCTTGCCGCTTTCTTCCGTTCGGTAGTCGCCCATCTGCTCAGGGGTCACATACTGAAGTTTGGTCACCGGGTCAGTAATCAACCTGAAGGTGATTACCTCAAGCAAGCCCGTGGGAAAGTCTTCATAGCGGGCATCAATAGTGATAGCTTCGCGGGTAATCATTTCACGTATACGAATGTCTCGACGGTGCCTGGCTTCAGCAAGGTCAATAAACGTGTCAATCTTGGTAGTCAGATCATCGCGGTCCAAATGCTCCGCAATCTCTGTTTTCAATTCTGAGTATGTGCTAATTGCCATTGACTTTAACCACTCCCGGCTTTGTGCGGAAGGCGCGGAAATCACTGTTGTTCAGTAGGTCATTCCAGATAGCTTTTGCTCGATCTGTCTTGCAGTGCATCAATTCTTGAAACTTGATCCCCTTCGTGGCGCAGATGTTCTCTAACACCACGGCAGGGATCGAAGCCACTTTCTGCATATCACTTTTGCCAAAGCCTCTGGAGGCCGAGTTGTATTCTTCACGGTTATTCTTAAGAATCCCTTCAACGTCCTGCACGCGCTCGATAGTGAGAAGTTTCCTTCCCCCATCTTCGTGCATCCAGTGACGTTCAACGATACCGTTTAGAGTCTCGACCCCCATCAACTTTGCCATTAGGTAGGCTCCAGTTCCAGAGTGACTGTCACGATAGCAGTCGTCGAGGACGCGCCATCGGTTTCAATCTCTACAGCCTGGGTGGAAGTAAAGCTATTAGCCCCCGTAGGAGTGCAGCTATCCACATCGCCAGAGGCAGAGCCAGACTGTGTAATAGTGATAGTGCCACCAGTAACAGCCGTTCCGCCAATCTTCAGCGTAAGGCCAGCGTCAGCGCCGGTAATAGCACTATTGAGCGCAGTGTATGCGCGGATGATTTTGCCACGGAAGCCGGGAACAACGTAAATCTGCCCGGCTGCCGAAACGTCCGCAATCTGAGCCGTGATAAATCGACGGCTGACTTTGGGAGTATTAGGGTAAGTGTTTGCCATGTGTCAGTGTCCTTATACCGTGGCGCTAAATGGGGTTGCTTCAGTGCCTGTGCCGGACAACACACAACGCACGTAAAACAGGTTTGCGGCAACGTCAATCAGTTCAATGAAGTCACCCAAAATGCCGCCAGTTGTGGTGCCGTTAAGCGTAATCGTGTCAGCAGTTGATCCCGCCTCAAATCCCACCAGAGTGTCGCCAGCATCCTGAAGAACTATTGCGTTTCCGCGCATCGTTTCAGAAGCAGTACCCACTTTGATAGTCGTTGAGTTACTTGTGACAGTAGTGCCCACGAAAAAGCGATAAATAGAACCAGTACCAGTAGCCAGAGGCAAAGTAACAGCAATGCCAGCCGCCCGATTAAGGGTAATAGTCTTGCCACCGTGTGACGCTTGAGTAACGGCCAGAGTCGCAGCAGTTGCATCTGTCACCCCGCCATTAAGCTGTGCCCGCACCTGTGATCCAGTGACGCCCCGCGTTGATTTTGTCGAGAGGTCATAAACCACAAACGAGTCACCGTCCGCTAGTGCGTCGATGGCTGGTTCGTTTTCAATGATGTATGTACTCATAAATTCTCCAGACAGAGGCCCCGAAGGGCCTCGCCATTATCAAGAGGTTGTCAGGTCGGCAATCATGCCGTTCGCTTTTTCATTGCAGGCTTCAAGTGTGTACTCAGCCAGAATCTGCTTGCGGTCTGTGTCACCAGTCTTGGCAAGGTCAGTCGTGGCCATGTTGCGGCCCGGCATAAACGCCACTTTCCACATATCAGACTGAAGCACGAAGGCATCACGCGAACGCTGGAAGCGGTTAGGAATCATCTTCAGTTGACCGAAGTCTGATTCATAAACGTCATAGGTCGCGTGCAGGGTCTTGTCTTCTGCTTTCTGGAAACCAGACTTGCCGCCAGTGAAGCTGGATGCAATTTGACGGTTGAATGAACCAGTCATAAGAACGTCAGGCATACCGCCTTGTTCCCATACCAGCTGCATTACAGTCTTCACCTGATCTTCCGTGAAAGCACGCTGCGTGCCGTCTGTGCGTGCGTCAGTACCGTCACCAGTACCATCTGCGCCACCAGCACCAAAATCAGTGTTGGTGAACAGCCACGCGGGGACGCCAGCGCACTCGCGTGCAGTAGTGTCATCACCAGAGACGCGGGCATTGTTTGCCAGCAGAACGGTTTCCATGTCGCGCTTCAGCTCTTTTGCACGCTTCAGCACTTGGTAGTCCATTTCATCAGCGCGGCCAGCGGCATTCACTGCGCGAGCTGTACCAGTGACGCGAGCCACCTTATCGGAAATGTTGGTGTAATTGCCTCGGCGAGTTGTCGCAGTACCTGCATCAGTAGTTGCGTCATCGCCTTCAATCACGTAGTTAGTCGCAGCAGCGGCAAGAGAATCAACCTGCCATTCGTGGTAGGTGTTCGTAGCTTCTGAGCGGCCAGCCAGAGACAGAAAAGGAGTCTCAGTGGGGGAAACGTCATAGATAATGTCTGACAAGTCCTCGCGGATGCCTGCCATATCGTTGGTGCTGTAGGTGTTCGTCGGTTGTGCCATGATTACTTATCCTTTGCGCCGTGAGCGCAGTAATTCGAGTGCAGATTCAAGGCTTCCTGTGCTTCTCAGCTTGGCTTTAACCTGATTCTGACGCTCTCTATTAACTTGTTCCTGTGGTTTAGGACTCCCAGGCTTAAGAACCTTGGGAATCTTAGTAATTTTCTTCTCTACAACTCCGGCTTTATCCTTGCCCTTGTCGTAAAGCATGGCCTTGCGAGCCATGATTACCATCCGATGGTCAGAAGCGGCGGAAATGTCCTCTTGTGTAAAGCCCTGATTTAACAGATACTCCGCTACCGCTGTTTTTTCGGCTTTGGCTGTGTTCGGGTCTTTCCACTCCGGCAGTCGTTCAATAAGCTGTTGGGCTTGTTCTTGAAGGTACTGCTGTTGCCGTTCTTTTGTTTCGTATTCAGCTTGGGCAACTGTGCTCTTGTATGAGTCAACCGCCTCCCGCTTGGTTCTTTCAATATCTTCGCGTCTTTGCTTGAATTCCTCGCGCTTCGCTGACCATTCTGCCGGGTCTTGCTGACGCAACTGTTCCCAATTTACTGAGGACTCATCCTTGTTGAAGGATTTTTCCATGCGGTCAATCAGGCTTCCTACAACTGCAAACTGGCTTTGAAGCTGTTCACGCTTCTCTGCAATAATCTGTGTTTCTGCCCTCGCTTTCTCTTTCGCTTCTTTGAGCCTTGCCTCTGCCGCTTCTTTAATCTGGTAGCTGGCTTTGAGGTCCGAAAGTTTAGCTTTGCCTTCCTCCCCGTTGATCTTCACCGCTATTTCTAGCGTGTCCATCCATGCAGGGTCGAATTCGTAATGGCTGATAAGCTCATCAATTGACGATATTGGGGATTCTTCAGCATGAGTCTCTACTACCTCTGCCACCTCCCCTTCATCTGGAGTTTCCGTGGAAACTTCCTCAGATGAATCTAATTGTACCACTTCCGGAGCCTCTGTTACATCCCCGTGGAACTGGTCGCCAAACGCTTCAGACGCAAGCAATGACCAGCTTTTCTTCGGTTGTTCTACTGCTTCAACGGTTGGTGTGTCCATTATTTAAACCTTTCAATTATTGACGGATTTTTCACTTTCAAAAGCTCTTTTGCTGCCGCGTCACCATTGGTAACGGTTTTCACTAGATACCCTCTGAGCGCCCCTAGCAGCTTGTAGGAGCGCCACGCATCCTCCCTTCGCTGCGCGTCCTCTGTCGAGGTGTTGCGCCATTCATCCATGAGGGTTTGCTCTATCTTTTCAAACGCTTCCTTCAGTAGTTCGTTATCAAGTAGCGCCTTTGCACGCGGCCCACGTTCTGCCGCCTTTCTCAATGCCATTTCACTCATCTGCAAGTCCTTGGTTTTAGGTTGCGTTTATGCGTCTTCTAAAATCCCAGACATCACTATCATATTCACTAGGTTTAGAAGGTCTTTATCTGTTGTGTATACGTCCTGCTGCTGTTTGCGCGAACCGCTGCTACTCGGCCCGCTTCCTTGCCCTCTTGTCAGCCCTAGCATCCCAAGGTTGATAAAAACGGCGATATTCACTGATCTTCCCGCGTGTTAATTGAGCCGGTTACATATGCGGGAGTGCCCGTCACAGCACGCGCCGCAAGGGTGATCCATTCGCCTGGCTGAAGCGTTAGTTCTTCCATTGCCAGATCAGATGGCCCGCTGAAAAAGTGGTCAATCTCCCCCGTGTCGCCAAGGTGCCCCGTCCATAATAGTTGGTCGCCCGTGGCGTAGGTAACAGTAGTCGCTGCCGTATCCCACTTGCCGCAAGAGTTTGAAGAAAGAGATGCAAAGTTTGGATTGCCAGCCAGTGACCCGTTTTTTATCAGGTAGAAAATGCAGGGAGATGTATGCTTTAAAGCCCCTGCAACTGACAATATATTGATTACAGCTTGATTAGCTTTCCCTGCGTAGTATCGAGTATTCAATACAGTAAACAGCGCCTGCAAATTAGTGGCGCCGACACTTGTCAGGGAATTAAAGTAGCTGAATCTATTGCCGTGGAGTGCTTTCGGTCCTTCTATGAATCCGGCAAAGCTGCCGCACTTGATGCTCAAGTCAGTAGTTGATCCGGCAGAATACGCCGCAAGCGTAAACGGAAATGATGGATTGCCGAAAGTGGTCGCCGTGATTGTGTTCGGGAATTTCAGCGTGTGAACCGTCACAAAGTCGACATTGTTACCATCTGCGGGGCTTGCTTCGACTTGGAATGTAATTGGACCGGCGCCGAGGTACTGAATGCCTATTTGAAACACATTGAACTTTGTGGGATCAATCGTGACACCCGAAGCCCCTGTGCCGTCCAGCTTGTCGCCGTTCCACGATGCCTGCGGAATAAAAGTTTCCGTTCCAGCCGTTCCTGCGCGAGTCTGTGCAAATGTCCCGACAGCCGTAGTCGCCGCCAAAGAGTAAGTGCCGGTCGCCGCCTGTGCAGACTTGCGAACAAATACAACAGTCGCTCCGTCTGGATAGCAATCCCATCCTGAATAAGTGCCTTGGCTAATTTCCCACACTGTCCGCTGAATATTAGATGAGTTAGTGACGGCAATAGAAAACGCAACATTGTTAAGCGTCACAGTGACGTTTTCAGCAGTGCTTGATCCCGTGGTAACGGTCAGAGTCCGCACTTCTCGCAATGCGCGGTTAATGTAGAGTATACCAAAAGCAGGCGCTACGCCTGAATATCCCGTTCCGGTCGCTTCCCGATACGCAAAATAAACACCATCTTCCGAGTGCCCAAATCCCGCCACCTGATAACTGTAGCTCACAGGAGTAGTAAACGCCGCCGAGAATCTTCCTACTACGCCCTGCCCCGCCCGGTATCGCAGACGCTTGCGCCCAAGGATTACCCCTTGCGCCGTGGACGTGGTGCCGGTAGATACAATAAAGGAACTGTCCGTTGCAGTAGCCCCGCCGCTCAGTGTCGCAAATGTAGACACCTGCCCAGAATTAATGCCGTATACAGCGTCAGTCTGGAAGATAGGCGTCAAAGACTCGGCGTGGACCGATCCAAAGGGAAGCCGTGGCGCATGAATGGCGGCCTCAATATGCCCTTCTGCCGTGGTTGCAATAGGAGTTAAACCGCCAGCATCATTGTACGCATACAAAACAGTCGGCATCGGATTAGAGCTAGAAACATCCCCATCGTTGACGCCATCGGCCCCTAGTGTGATTTTGGAGCGGCCAAACTTGACGCCGCCAATATCATCAGCCGCAAATACATCGCCGCCGGAGCCTTCATTTAATCGTATATTGTCGCTCAACGAATAACCTCAAACGATGCTTCAGTGATAAGCCCGCGCCAGTCTCTTTCTATGCTGACTGCGCGAATGGCCTTGATTGGCGGGAGCTGCTCTTCTTCCTCGTCGTCTTCTTCGTCTTCTTCTTCGCGCTCCGGCGATTCTTGTGTAATGTTCACGATTGGAGCTGGAACATTCACCTTTATGTCCGGAGGCGTGTAATTCACAACGGGGGCCGGGATATTGACGGTTGGCTTTTCAATGCGGCTAATAGCAGACGTTAAAGCCGCGACAAGCTGCCTATTGCTGTCACTGATAACCTTCGCAATATCGACGGGAGGTGCCGGCTTTTTGGTGTTTGCGGCCAGCTTTGCACGCAGCTTTCGCAACGCCTCATCGCTGTCCACTTCCACCACTCCAACGCCGGGAATGTTGACAGAGTACATTACTCAATTTCCCCGGTTTCAGCGTTAAACCTCAGTTTTTTAGGCTCGGCGGGCTGGTTATACTTGAGTTTCAATTCAAGAAGCTCGTTCTGTAGCCCTTCCATCTGAACAGTCAGGTCGTTCTCATTCTTAGTTGACTGCTCTCTGAGTTTCGCCACTTCAATCTGATAATCAAGCTGCATCTTCTGTTCTTTGAGCGCCTGAGACTGAGCATCCAGCATTTGCTGCCTTTCGAGAAGCGCCTGCTCTTTCTGCTGCATTTGTATTTGTTCATCTGAGGGCGGAGGAGCCATTTCTTCGCCAGGATCGGTGAAGAATAGCGCCGGGTCTTTCAGGTTTGCGTTTCTGACAAACTCTGCCGCCGTGTTATAGATGTTCTTCGGGGTCACCAGTAGATTCATGCCGCCATTCTGAACAATCGTCGCCTGTAGGTCTTTGATCGCAGCAAGGTGCATATTGTTCTGTTCACGACTGCCGATACCAAGGCCGATGTTTACCGTCACATCGTAGCGGTCACGCCATGATGTCGGGTCCACTTCTACCCAATCGTTGCGAAGGCGCACAATCTGCTTTTTGGTTTGGTGCTTCTGGATCAATTCGTGCAAGTGAATAAACAGCGACTTGATACCGGTTTCCGCGAAGATTCTGGCAATGGCCTCGATCTTCATCCGCGCCAAGTCCATAGACTGGCCCATGACTGAAGTTTGAATGTTCTTCAGTTGGTCAGGTGACAGCCCTTCGGCGTCAGAATGCACGCCCGTGCGGTCACGCTTCACCTTGTCGAAATACTCGATCATGGGGAATGACGCGCCAGCCGTGAAGGGCACTGTCATTGGCGAGTAAGACTCAGCCACCGGGCGATTAAATCGAGTAACGCCGCCAATCTTGCGGGTCAGCAAGTCATCTAGGGTGTTATCACCTATGCCCTGCTCCCATACTGCATGGCCGGGGTTGTTCGTGTGGTACAGGTTATCCAGAGTCTGCCGCAATAGAGTAGTGCTGACTCGCTGAACGTCCATCACGGCTTCAGCAGGGCACGATCCGAAGTGTTTATGGGGGAGCGGCTTAGGACTAAGAACGTGGAATGGCTGACGGTCTGCCGGTTCGTTTGACAGAACGTAATTGCCAGAAACGAAAACTTGCCGAAGTTCAGAACGCCCCTTGCCTTCGTAATCACAACGGATATAAACCTCGCGCACTCGAATCAAGTCTTGCGAGGCGTCATTCGTGCCGCGTTCTTCTTCGTCGGTCTTGTCGTATCGTGCGGTTCTTTCTTCCGTGTCGTCCGCCCTACCGACTGCCGGGAGCATATCAACGATAGAAGCATCAAAGCCCATAGCCAGCAAATCAGAGCGTGCAATGTCCCTCTCTTGTCCGACCATGCGAGCGGATGAGGGGTCAAGCGTGCGGGCATCTGAGGAGATTCGGTATTCTTCGGGCGGGACGTTTTCAACAATGAATCGCGGTTCTTTGGTGACGCGCTTCACTTCAATATCGTGCAGCACTTCGCCGGTAAGATTGTCGAATGATTCGGACCGTTCGACGGGTTCGAGTTCATCATCTTCCAGCAGGGCGAACAGTTGCGCCTGAGTCAGCCCTGAGTAAGTCTCGGTTGTTACTCTCTCGCTTTCGTCATACCACGCCTTCACAATGCCGTTCTTTTGCACAAGGGCATCAAAGAACCACGTGTAAAGAATCATAAACGCGGGGTTCTTCTTGAAGAAGATATGCGTCACAAAGTCGGATTCTTGCTCAGATTGCGCTATGTCCTCAAATCCTACAGGGTCAAAGGCAATCAGGTTATCCGCCACCGTGAACAATCGAAGCAGCGAAGGCATAATGCCATCGACAATATCCGCCACGTCTGAGGTTACAACCTGGGATTGCCCGTCCTCCTCGTTCCCAAGGGGCTTGGACATATAGTAATCCCACGCACGCGCACGCTCGACGGATATTTCCCCGCCTTGCTTGCCCATCGCGCCGGAGAACTCGTTATCAATTAGCGCGAGTAGGTCTCTTTCGTCCATCTTTGGCATTGTTCGGTTCCTTTGTGCGCTGCAATAATAGCGCAACGGCGGCTTCAAGCTCTAAAACGCGGTCTTGCAGATTTTTTAGCTCAAGGTCTTGTTTAATGCTCATATCATGGATATTCTGCGGGTATTGGTCTTGAGCTTGCGCGGGCTTTGTAGCTTCTTGGCAAGGTCTAGCTGCCCGATTGCGTAACGTGTAGCGGCCATTAACGGGTAACCAGAAACTGGAATCTTGCCGCCTTGCTTGCTGAACAGCTCAAATTCAGAAAGCCATTCGGCCAATCGACGGTCTACCTTAAACCGGCCCGTTCTCATCCGTTCTTCAATGTCCCGTGAGGCTATTTCCGCCATCTGTGGCGATTCTTTCAAGCCCTCGAAAAGAACATTACAACCTCTTTCCATTATTTTATCACTGAAGTCCTTTGAAGTCACGTTCCACGCTATTGGAATCCAGCGGCCACGGGCGTTCAAGCCCTCTGAAATCACGGCCAATACCTCTGCATTGAACTTGCACGCATCATACAGCGTAACAACGTCTGACAGCTTATCGTGGCCTATCCAGACAGCCGCAACCTTGCCGTCTTCCTCTACTTCAATCCCTGCAATTCTTCGCCATTGGTCACTCATGCTCTTGCATCCGTCAAAATTGAACTGAGATTCACTGTAAATACCTGTTGATTGCCTTGATGCTCATTCGCTACAGCACAAGCCATGCCAAGGGCTACCATTCCGTCTATTCTGCCCCGGCTTCGCTTCTTGTCTAGCTTCCGGTTGCCCGCTTCGTCTGACTTCACAACCGAGTTTGCCGCGCACATAGTCAAGATAGGGTGATTGCCGTGACGCATCTTTGTGTTTAGCAGGATTGTTTCGAGGTTTCTCAGTGCTGGCGACATTGAAACGAACCCTTGCCCGAAGTCTTGAAATCTGTCCGTAATCAAAGCCTCTGATAATCCAGCCTTCAGCAGCCACGGCTTAAGGTGCCGCATGTTGTAGCGGTCAAAGGCCACCTTTCTAATATCGTATTCGTTGAACAGGTTGGCAATGTGCTTGGCAACGTATTCGTATTCAATAGACTTTCCCGGAGTAGTATTGAGAAAGCCTTGCTTTGCCCATAGATCATAGGGCACGCGGTCCTGTCTTGCCCGTTCTTCCAATCCATCAGCAGGAAGCCAGAAAGTAGACTTCACGTTGAACCAGCCGTTCTTCACCGTCACCATAATCAATGCCGTGAGGTCGCTCGTTTCTGACAAGTCCAGTCCCGCATAAACCAATCCGTTGAACTGCGGATCGTCGCCAGACTCCGCCCATACGCCCTTAGTCACAAACGGACTATAAGCCTCCACTCTCTGATTCAAGATCAGGTTTCTGAATTCAGCCTCACGTGCGGGCATCCTTCGAGCTGCCTCTGCCATTGCCATCGTTTCTTCAGCGTTCTGGAAATCACCAAAAGCCGGGTTGGCCATGCGTATTGTTTCTTCGCAGAAAGGATCGGCGTCATCCGGGGCAGTGTACAGAAAGAGCTTGGTCTTCTTGTCGTGGTTCTGCTTCGCGTCATCAATCAGGATAGATAGCAGATCAGCATCATTCGGCGCTTGAGTCGAAATTACAATAGACAGCGGAGCCTCTTGCGCTCCCGTGGCGGTCTCAAGTGCTTCGTATAGCGAATGCCTCGGTCCCTTAACCTGCCCAAGTTCGTCGTGGACAATAAACACCGGGGAAAGGCCGTAGCTTGTCGCCGCATCAGCAGACAGGGCTTTGTACAGCGTGCCCAATTCAATGCACGCCAGCTCCTTGATTGTCTCGCGCACCGTGACAAACTGAGACAGCAGGGGAGAGAAGCGCACCATCTTTGCCGCCAGGCTGTAAACAATCGCCGCCTGATCCCTTGATAGGGCAGTGGAGTACAGTTGGGAGTTTGGCCTAGCTTCAGGCCCGCATATGTGGAGAAGCAGAAGAATCGCCGCCAAAGCTGTTTTCGCGTTCTTGCGGCCTACAGAGATAATGGCCCGCCGAGTAGGGGTATCGTATATGCCGATAATCATGTCCTTCTGCCAGCTTCTCAGAACAATCGGCTTTCCTACGTCCCGGCCATCGGGAACAATACAGTGCGTTTCAATCCATGCGATATTCCTACAGGAGCGAGAACAATACTTTCCCCACTGCTTCTCCGCCTTGTTGTCGCAGTACGCGCACTTAGCCACCTAGCCAAGCTCCCACGGCTTCTTCATTCCAGCGCCTTTCCCCTTAGACTTCTCAGGGTGATAGGTGGATTGCTGGGTCAGTCTCATCCTGGTAGCCAGCGAAGACATGGCCCTCCCTTCCCGCTCCTGCATAGCAAGCAGCTTGTCATAGTCCTTCAGGCTAAACCCTTCCTCGCCCGAATCGTCGTCTTCCTCGCGCATCGCCCGGACACTAGCAGCATCACCAGAGTGCGGCCCTACCTCAATCGAGCGGATCATCTGAGCAATCCTATTTGACGAAACGACATGGCGACAATACTGAGCCAGCAGCGCCCACGATTCACGCGGA